AATTGCCAGTTGAGAAGGATAGATTGGTTTATGAGATTCCAGATGAGAAGATTATGGCTCAAGTCACTAGTACTTATAATACTTCAACAGGTTTTGTACCTATGGATCCGGTCCAGAAGATGGTTTATGATGATAATAAAGGATGGAAGGTTGTAAATGGTATGCCTAAGACTAAAAAAGGGGTAGCAGTTGCTGTAGCTTCGATGCTTAGACAACAGCTTGAGTTGGTTGTAGACTCTTGTTATCCTGGTATGTGTTTGGATAGAGTTTTTGGTGCTTCGATATCGGTTTCGGCTATGAAATATGAGATTTTGAATGGTGCTTCCGAACCTACATATCAGGATTTATGTGATTTGCATACTAAAGTTCGTTTCTTTTTTATAGAAGGTATGCATCAAGTTATGTTGTCTCATACCATTTGGTTGCCTATATTTAATGCTTTAAGTAGAACTGGATTTGAAATAGGTACGAAATTAGCTCAGGGTGGATTTGTTGAAATATGGCAGAATTTAAGTTGTGGAACAGAAGGGGATTATAGTGAAGAGTGGGAAGAGATATATGCTAAATATCCTTTCCTGAGAATGAGGGAGTATGGTGAGGCCGATGTTAGAAATTTTGATCAGTCTTTGGTCGCTAAGCTGTTACTTATTGCTGCAGTCTTTCTATGTATGTTTTATAGGTTTGATAAAAATTTGCTTACTAGAGTTGTTCTTGGAGATGCAGCATTTAGACTAGTATTTAAGTATTTGTACTTAGTACCGCTTAGTGTTCTGATGTTGGTGTTTGGGATGATGTTCTCAGGAAAGTATGAAACTACGCACGTTAATACTGTTTGTCAAAATATTATTTACTTTATGTATATTGCTTCGAAATTGCATCAGTATAAGAATGATAAGTATATTGATATACTTCGTTTGTGTGTAAGAAAGAGAATGTTTGCTAGAGCTTATTCAGGAGATGATTTGGGTATGGGATGGCCTGTTTGGTTGAGAATAAAATTTCATATATGCTTACATGATTTTGGAATATTTGCTCAAAAATGTGGATTGACGTTTAAATATGAGAAAACTGGACCTTTGTATTCTCGGGTAGTCAGTACTAGAACTTCTAAAGGGTATTGGCTAACAAAGCTAGTGGTTAAAGGATTGACGTTTTTAAAGAATATGATGGCGAGAAATTATGAGGTTGTAGATGGTGTTGAAAAATATATTGGAGTATATCCTTATAGACCTCATTCCGATATTATGTTTAGAATTTGGAATTCAGATCGAGCT